CCCGCTGAGCGAGGTCCACCTGCTGGATCGCCCGCACCTCGTCCGAGGAGAAGTCGGGGCGGCCCGAGATCAGCTTCGGGAACGCCGACCGGTAGTGCTCGTTCTCGGTCGCCAGCAGCAGCCGGGCGACGTCCGAGCCGTCCGTGTCGCCGTTCTTGGTCCGCAGGATCTTCTCGACCTGGGCCCGCTGCTCGTCGCGCAGGTGCTCGGTGCCGAGCTTGTCGTCCGACAGGACCTTCCGGGCCCGGCTGACCAGCTCGGTGCCGGTCGCGGTCCGCAGGTTGAGGTCGAACGGATCGGTCGACGGGACGCCGGTCTGCAGGCTGCCCCACTTCGCCCGGGACTCCTTGACCCGCGCGTCGCGCTTCTCCTGCTCGGCCAGCGGGGCGATCTTGTCCTCGTTGTCCCGGTGCTCGGCGTCGAGGGTGTCCCACTCGGCCCGCTGCTCGTCGGTGCCCTCGCCCTCCATCTCGGAGTGCAGGGCCTTGAGCCGCTGCGCGATCTCGGCCTGCCGCGCCCGGAGCTTCTCCAGCTCGTTCACTTCATCCCTCCAGTGAGGTCGATCAGAGTCAACTCGCGCAGCCGGGCTGCGCGCTTCGCCTCGTACTCGCTCACGTGGCGAGCCGGGGCCGGCTTGGCCTCGGGTGCCGGGGCGTCGCGACCGGGCAGCCGGTTGGCAGCCCGGAAGGCGTCGAACATTGCCAGTGTATCACGCTCCGAGACGAGGCCCCGCTCGATCTGGCGCTCGATGAATGCGTCGGTGTGGCAGCCGGATCGCAGACCAGCAGTCGCGGCGGGGTTCGCCGGGAAGGTGACGGGGCCCGCCTCCAGCAGCCGCACCTCCTCGATGTCCCGCTCGGGCAGGCCCTCGGGGTTGTAGTCGCTCGGCTCGGGTTCGTGATTCCAGGAATCGCGCAGGACTTCGAACATGAAGCTCGACCCGTAATCGCCGGCCCGCAGCCCCGGGATGAGGTCGCGGACGTAGCTCGCCTCGTCGTACAAGTCGACCAGGGCGACCGGGCTGTCCTTCTCCTCGGACAGGCTGGACACGGTGCCGAGCAGCTTGTCCCCGATGCCGAAGTCCATGCCGTGATTGAACAGCGACTTCATCGAGTAATTGCCGTCCGCTCGCTTGAGCGAGTTGATCGTCCGCTTGAATGCACCCGGGCGGGTCCGCTCCAGGAACCGACCCTCCCACCACGAGTTGATCTCGTACCAGGTGTCGAACGCGGAGAATCGCAGCTCCATGACGTTGCCGTCTTGGCTGGCCGCCTCCTCGGTGTCGTTTGCCGCTCGGGCCGCCGGGGCAGCCACCCCACCGGAGCGCACGACGTAGAGCCCCCTGATCTTCACTTGTCGCCCTCCTTGGCGGGGTCCTGATTCGGGTCGGTGCCGTCCTCGGCCGGATCCGCCGGGGCGGGGGCCGCCTTCTGCATGGGCTCGTCGCCCCACGGAACGGGCGGCAGGTGGTCCTTCGCCCGCAGCTCATTGATGGTCCGAGAGCCGGTGTCGAGCTGGAGCTTTCGGGCCTGCCACTGCTGGATGATATTCGTTTCGAGGAACGCCTCGCGGTCGAACCGGACATACTGCGGTCGGGGCAGGAACTGCGACAGCAACCGCTCCCAGCGCTTGAGCCACTTATTTGCCGCGTACTTGAGGACCGCGAGGTCGCGGTCGACCATGTTTGTGTAGGTCATCGTGCCGCCGGACTCGTATCCGAGGACCTCAGGTACACCCGGGCCGAACAGCCGGGCCGACTCGGCAGCCGACAGCTTCTGAGTCTCCAAGAACTGCGACTCGTTCGGATTGACCTGGATCTGCTCGAACTTCCAGCCCCGCCCGAGCACGACCGGCTCTCGGTTACCCCGAACGGCTGCCATGAACCGGTCTTTCGCCGACCGCCGGACCTTCTCGTCCTTGAGATCGGCCAGGTCGTTCGACAGGATGCCGCCAGGGTGTGCCCCGTCTGTAAACCACTGCTTGCCGTAGCGGGTCGAGGCCAGGTTGACCCCGAGAGTGTCGGCGTACTGCGAGATGACGGAGCGGCCAAGCAAAACACCGGGCACCGGATAAGCCCTGCGATGCAGCATCTCTCCACGGTACTCCCGGCCGTTGACCCTCCACCGGACCTCACCAGTCGACCGGACGTCCGGGACCACCTGATCGGGGTGGAACAGGAGCACCTGCCGCAGTTGCCCCCGGGGGTCACCATCGAGGGTGTCCCCGTACAGGTTGCCCCGCAGCAGCCAAGACGTCGTGCCCTTGTAGATGAAGTCTTCGAGTCCGTGCCCCTCGCCCTCGGGATCGAGCAGGTAGCCGGGCATCGAGATCTGCTTGCGCTCCTGCCCCTCGCCCCGGTAGGCGTAGAGCGGCAGTTCGGAGCAGATCGAGGCGAGCAGGTCGACCGCGTTGCCCACGGCTGCGACCTGCAAACCCTTCTCGATGGTGTTAACCGAGACGTCCGCGAAGGTGCCCCCGAGCTGCCCGAGCAAGCCCGAGATGAAATCCGAGTACGGGACCCCGGGCAGCTCGCCCGCGTCCCGCCGAGCTACTCCCGACCGGCTCGACCAGATGCCCATGTCACCTTCCGATCGATCGCGAGCAGGAACAGGCCCCCGACGATGAACCCTGCCGGGGCGTAGACCAGGCTGACTCCGTAGAGGATCATGCAGGGGCCGAGGACGCCGGGCAGGGCCTTGTATAGCAGCCCGAGGAGCACGAACAGCCCCCGCAGCCCCCGACCCAGCCTCTCGGCGACGTCACCCGCCACTCTCGCCCTCCAAGTCTCAAGTCCGGCCCAAGGGTACCAGGTCTGTTCACCAGATGTTGTCGAGGGGGTCGTAATCGTCGATCTTGTCGATCCGCTCCCGGTAAGCGAGCATCGCGAGTTGGACGCACACCGCCGGGCCGACCTCGATCCCATGCCGATGGTCCCAGGTCGAGCCCCCGCCGAGCGGCCGGGATGGAGCCTGAATCGCATTGTTGAGCGGGGTCTGATCGTGGTGCCTGACCTCGCCTTTGTTCGCCGAGTCGACGAACAGCCCGTACGAGGTCGCGACGTCAACCACGGACGGTAGGAACAGCTCGCCCCGCTTCGGGTGTTCGGCCACCTCCGGCAGCCGGATGCCCCGCTCAGCCAGGTCGTCCAGGGTCGTCTCGCTCTTGGCGTCGACGGTGACCGCTACCGGCTTGTACCGCTCGATCAGTTCGACCAGCTTGTCCAGCAGCCAGCCAGTGCCCGTCCTGTGTGCGAAGATGCCAACCCGCCACAACCCGTCGAGTTTGCCGGCCCATCCGATGGTCGCGTGGTTCCGCTTCGGGTTGACGTAGAAGGCGATGACCAGGTCGTCGGGTCGCTCCTTCTCGACCGCGTTGTCTCTCCAGACCTGCGGGTCGATGGTTTGGCTCGATTCCTTGGTTGCCCTCGGAAGCCACATCCCGCAGCGTTCCATCGCGAACCCCTGCCCGGGGGTCATGATGTCCAGCTCGCCCTGGATGGTCTGCAGCTGCATGCTATTCGACTTGCTGGGCCGGTTGAGAGCCGGGTTGGTGGCGAGCCAGGTCGCGGGGTCCTCCAGGATCGCGACCTGCTCGGGGTCGGTGAGGTCCAGCGTCGGGATGCCGAAGTCGAACCAGGCCACCCGGGGCCGCCGCTTCTCGCCGGCCTCTTTGAGGTTGTAGATCCAGGCCGAGGAGACGGTGCCGCCCTCGACGTCGGGCTGCGGGGGGGTACCGAAGAACCAGACTTGCCAGTTGATGAACGAGGACAGGACCGGCATGATCGCCCGCATCTGCCCCTCGATCAACTCCTGGGCCTCGTCCAGGATCAACTTGGGGGCCGAGAACCCTCGGCCTGCCGAGCGGGTCCGAGCCATGAACCGCAACCGGGGGCCGATCCCGGTTGCCGCGTTCTTCTTAAGCTCGATGCCCTGTTCGCCGTTGGCCGCCCAATACCGGGCGACCAGCCGGTCGAGGTCCGGGTTGCCCTGGCAGAGGTCACGGATCCGCAGGTACGCCTCCTGCGCCGTCTTGTACTCGTGAGCCGAGTGCACCACGAGCCGCTCATTGAACAGATAGAGCCACCCGAGTTCCAGGGCCATGATGATATTGCCCTTGCCGTTCTGACGAGGGACCCAACAGCCGCACCGGTCGGCTGCCCACTCGTAGCCGGACAAGTCCGGAGTCGGGTTCTCACCCAGCCCATTTCGGATGACGAACTGCTGCCACGGATCGAGCGGGACCCGCAGCCCGTCCATCAGGTCGATGATCTCTTCGGCCTTGTCGTTCTTGGCGTAAACCGGGTAGTGAGCGATGCGCGGGACCTGGTTGCCCCGCTGCCCCGCGTACTCGTCGAGGTCGACGGTCATCCGGTGGCCTGCCGCTCCGCGCGCTTCTTGCCCAGCTCGTCGAACAGACCCCCGCCGGTCGGCTTCTCCTCGCCCTTGCCGAACACCCCGGCCTGCCGCATTTTCTCGAACAGTTGGTTGTACGCCAGGGTGTACTGCCGGGCTTCGGCCAGGATTTTGTCGACAACGAGCGTGACCTCGCCCTCCTCGCCCTGGAACACCTGGACCCAGAAGTCCTCACGGCCGGCGAGCAGCGCGTGGAGCCTGTCGAGCCGATCGAGGAGGCGGCCAGCCTCATGGACGAGCATGCGGGTCGGGGCCGGCAGGGTGCCCGCGTTGACCTCGGCCCACAGTTCGCGGCCCCGAGTCTTGAGATCGTCCGGGGGGCCCGGGAATCGAGGAGCGGTCATGCCCCGAGCTTACCACACAAGCAGAGGCCCCCGGGGTTGCCGGGGGCCGCGTTGAGCCGGGGTCAGTTCGCGCGCTGCAGCTCGCAAGCCGGGTAGTAGTCGTACCCGCCGTCGCCGCCATCCCACTTCACCAGGTAGGAGTTCCGACCCGTCGTCGCGTTCCGGGTGACCTCGATGATGGTGCCGGCGATCGGGCGGCGGGAGCGCGCGGCCTGGGCCCGGTGGTTGACCCGCTGGTTGAGCTTGAACATCTCGGCCTCCTCGCTCGGGGGCGGGACCGCCCCGCCCCCTCTAAATTCAATTTTACCACACGGGCAAGCCTCGCGCAATGCCCGGGGGCGGGGTCGATCAGCTGAACGCGTGGGAGATCCGCTGCGGGGTGACCCCGGCCTCGGCCAGCTCGACCAGGCAGGCCATCGGGGTGTGGTGCCGCCGGATCTTCTCGCAGTTCCCCAACTCGTCGTAGACGTAGTCTTCGTGGGTTTGCGGGCAGAACCGGTGGCAAGCCCGGACGATGTACCGGTCGGCGTCGATCCCGAATCCGGCCCAGCGGGTGAACTCGGCATCGAGGACGAACGCGCTGCGGGCGATCTCGTCGTGCCGGATGAGCGCCTGCCGGCCGAGGTCGGTCAGGATGTTCGAGTCGTTCAACCAACCCCGGCTGCGCAGGGCCTTGAGAGTCATCCCGTCGTGGTGCCCGATCACGCCCCGGAAGTGGTCGCGGAGGCAGGACCGCATCGCCAGGATCTGCGGGGTGGTGACCTTGACCGGGCGGGGCTTGCTCATCTCGGCCTCCTCATCGGGGGCCGGACCGCCCGGCCCCCTTGCACCACCCATTTTACCAGGTGGGCAAGCTCGGCGCAAGCCTGAATGGCGACCCGACCTCGAACAGTCGCCAGAACAGGTCGCCGGGGGTGACGTCCTGCGGCAGCCGCCCGTCATCGAACAGCCAGCACCCGGCCTCGTGAAGTGCGAAGTCGACAAGCTGGCTGCAGATCATGTGCCCCGAGTCGGCCACCCGCCGACGAGCCCACTCGCCCCCCGGCAGGAAACCCCACTGCTGGGCCCCCAAAGCGTAGTAGTCGAGGAACGAGTACGGGGTGCCGACCAGCCCCCGCCCTACGGAAGCGACCGCCTGCCGCTGGATGTCAAGCAGCGGCAGGCGGAAGTAGAGGAAATCGTCGCCTACGCGGTCGGACGTCGACGCCAGTCGGGCCCCCCGGGGCATCGCCTCGATCGCTTCGGCGTTGTCCAGTACGAGGTACGCGTGGGTGAACCGACACGAGTCGCGCAGGAGGGCCTGCCCGAGGTTGACCAGTGCTCCGGTTCGACCGCCGATGATGCTGAATCCGACATCTCCAGGGAGGAGGTCGCGGTTGTCAACGAACACCCTCCAAGGGTACCCCGGCCTGCGCCTCCAGCAAATCGGATAGCTGCTTGGCCTCCCAGACCCGCTCCTCCGCCTGAGTCGCCGGCCTGGTCACCCACCGTGGCGACACGGCAGGTTCGGGGGCGGCCAGCCAAATGCCGACCAGCGCGACCCCCGCCACGATGGTCAAAGCCGTCCACTGGACGACCAGCCACTCGAACCAGGTGGCGCTGCGAACCGCTGCCCTCATGCCTTCACCTCCTGGGCCGCCCGCAGCCGCCTGACCTCGCGCACCGCGACGGTGTCGATTCGGATCAGCTCGTCCTGGATGGCCGCGAGTTCGGCTCGCAACTCGTACCAAGCCCGGAGGTTGTTCTCGATCTTCTCGTCCTCGGCCCGCTTGCGCCAGCGGCGTCCCTCGGTGGGCTCGTGGTCATAGATCGTCTGGCCCTGACCCCACCGGGCGGTCGAGGCCAGGAACCGGGTCTTGCGCTTTATCTCCATCAGGGCTGCTCGGACTGCGACCCGTGGGTTGCGTGGGCTGCTCACTTCGTGACTCCTGGGGTGGATGGTGCGGATGGGAACCACTCCAGGGGACCACGGGATTTGCCCCCTTGGCAATCATCCGCGCGGGTGATGCCGGCCCCCCCCGGCGGCCCCTACGGGAGGGCATCGTCTGGGCCCCCGGAGCCACGGGGGCAAACGGAGAGCCCCCGCCGGTACCCCAGGCCACCCCCGGACAGCGAGAGGCCCCCCGGTGCCGCCGGGGGGCCTCGTCGGTGGGGACTACTGCACCATAAAGACGAGCGAGAACTGCCCGGCCTCGTCCTTGGCCAGAGTCACCACCGAACGGAGACCCGGTTCGGTGGGTGCTTCGCCGATCCCCACGATCTCGGGCTGCTGGGCCAGCCACTCGCGCAGCCGCTGGGTGAGGTCGGTGACTGTCCGGTCGTGGGTTGCCCGGGTGTCCTGCTGTCCCGCCATGTTGCCTCCTCGGTAGGATGGGGTTGCCCGACAAGCAAAGCACATTGCCCGCCATCCCCACAACCCCCCGGGCCCCGGAGAGAGAGAGGAGCGGACCAATGGCGGGGTGGTCCTTTGCCTTTCCGGCTAAAAGCGGAGGCTCAGAGGTCGTAGTCTTCGTAGTCGTCGGGTTGGGGCATCGCTTCGATGGCCTGCACCCCTCGCTCCTGGTTGCATCGCCTGCCGCAGTCGGGGCATTCGTTGCCTGTGCCGTGTGCTGGTCTTGCCAGCTCGGGGTCGAGTGGCTGGTCTGGCCAGACGGCCAGTGGTGTGAGGTGGTCTACCTGCCCTGCCCCACCGTGCCCGCAGATGTGGCAGGTCCTACCCCACCGGGCAAATACCGCTTTGCGGAAGCGTTTGGCTGGTCGCCCGTGTCGGTGCCGCCTACCTTCGAGGGTACGTATACTCCCTGGCATGCTTTCTCCGAACCTATATACGGGTCGGCCCCCCGCCCGTGTCCTGGCGTTCTGGTCTCGGGCGGGGGGCCTGACTCTCCCACCCCGGGAGCGGCGTGGCACCTACGGGACGGAACCCCGGTACCGCACCCCCCGGGGGGCGACCCCCGGGGACGATCCTAGTCTAACACGGGGTTTGCCCGGGGGGCACCCTGGGCGACCCGCTCCCCGACCACCTGCCGGGCGGGGGGGTTCGACAGGTACTCGTACATCAGCCGGAAATATTCCGGGTCGTCGCCCACTCGGCCGAGCAGGTCGTTGCAGTGCTTGCACAGGACACCCCGGACGAGGCCGGTCTTGTGATCGTGGTCGACCGACAGGTCCCGAGTCCGGCCGTTGTACCCGGTCCACTTGTAGCAGATGCAGCCGCCCCCCTGCGCTTCCTGGATGCGGTCTTTCTCCTCTCGGGTGATCGAGTAGACCTGCTCCAGCCGGCCGTCCCTGCGCTTTTGCCTGTCGGCCTTCTTCTTGGCCTGATGGTGGGTGTAGCACCTCGGACCGGGGTGGGGTGCCGGGCGGGGGGTCTTCATGTCGGGTGGGCAGTCGGTGCAGATCCGGGCTTGGGCTTTGAGGGCCCGGGGGCGATGTGCGCTCATCGGTTCTCCTTAGTAGGGTGGGGTATCGACTTCGGTTGCCCGTTCGGACAATCGGGTTTCTTTCGGTGACCACCGGACGCCGCAACGGTGCTGCGGGACGATGACCCACAGATGTGCGCTCCGGATCCGGTCCTGGTCTACCCGCCACAGCCCGAAGCGATCGAGCCGGTACAGCTCCAGCCCCCCGAGGTGGGCGAGGAGCTGCTCGGTCGCGCTGAGCTTCACGGGGTCGACTCGGGCCCTCAGGCCCTCGGCGGTGCCCGTGAGAATCCAGGCGGTGCATCGATGGCATTGGATCAGCTTCGGGGGTGTCGAGATGAACGAGGGCTTGGACATCAGGCCCTCCGGGGGTTGGACAGCAGGGGGGGTTGGACACCCACACCCCCCGGACAGGGGGCGATGCCGGCAGCCACACTGCGGAGGCGGCCAAAGACCGCATTGCATGGCCCATGCCGTCTGGCCTCGTAGGATTCAATCCTATCTATCTCAGAGTACCACCCCCCGGGCGAGGTCTTCCGGTGTCCAGACCTGTGGGGGGGGGTTGGACGGTCCAACCCGTCCAACCTGTCCAACCCCCCTCCGGCGATCATTTCACGACCGCCCGGTAGTGCATCGCGGCCTGCCCCTGCTCTCCGACGATCATCCCGAGTTCGGTAGCCCGTTCGAGGGCTTGGTCGAGCCATTTGCGGTCCCGCCCAGCCCAGGCATTGAGCTTGCCCCTCGTCATCGTCTCGCCCGCACTGTCGCCGAGCTTCTTGACGATCTTCGCCACCAGCCGATCGACCCGCTTTTCGTCCTCGTCCACTTTGGCATCTTCCTCGGCTGCGACCTGCAACGCTCGGACTCGCCCCCGGACGACAGCCGCCTTCTGGGCTTTCTGGGACAGCAGGTCCTGGCACACGGCTCGGGTCCGCTCGCTCTGGGTCATGATGACCCCGGCAAGCTCCCAATCTTCCTCGGAGACGCTCGCGCGCTTTTCCAGGAACCCCAACAAGGCCGCGACCTTCAACCGGGTCAGCAGGGCGTGCCCCCCGAGGCCCTCGGCCTGCTCCACCAGGCTCATCCCGATGATCCGCCGCCGGTGGGCCCGGATGGCGTCGCGAGCCGACTGACAGATCGGCATCTCGACCGGTTCCCGGTGCTCGATCGGCTCGTCGTCGGGGTTCTCACCATTCGGGGCCCACACCTCATAGTCGGTCCACCAGCCATCGATCAGCGGGGCGACGAACCGACGACTCGGGGGGTCCGGGTTGACGTCGTTGGTGGGCATCCATAACCAGCGCTGAGGCGTGCCCCCATCCGCATCATCGAGCAGCACCCCCGCCCGAGCAGGCTGAATGCCGGCGATCACCGCAGCCCGGTACCGGTGTGCACCGACTGGCCGCCTCTTCTCCTTCGCGGCGTAGTGGGCACCGAGGGCCGCCCCGTCGTAGACCTCGCGCATTGTAGACAGCAGGGTCGAGCCGTTCATCTGCGAGTGGGCCGCGAGCGAGTCGATCTCGGCCACCGTGAACAGGGCGACATCGTTGAACTGGATTGCCCCCTCTTTCGGGTGCTGGGCAGTAAATGAGGCGTCGATGCCCTGTCCGGTGCCGAGCTTCTTGGTTGGGATTCGGCCCCGCACCCCGAGCAGCTCTTCGGCGGTCGCCGTGGCCGCCCCCTTGCCTCCACCCGAGGGCCCGACGAGCCCGACGAACAGGTTGAGGCTCGCTCGGCCTCCCACGGTGGGCGGCAACTGCATGTGGGGGCCGATCCGGCAGGCGACCTGGGCCAGCACCCCCCCGAGGACCGCCCACGGACCGACCATCCGCTCCCAGGCGATGTTTCGTATCGCCCCGAGAATCGGCCGGGCGGTCCAGATGTCCTCCGTGACGGTTTCGACGACCGCCGGGAGTGCCGGGGGGGTGTTAGTACCCGGTCGTGCCCCCTCGTTTGTCCCCGTGGACGGGAGACCGGTCGTCGGTGCCGTCCCGTAGCCCAGCCGCCGCAGACTCCGGGCCGCCTCGCGCAGGTCGCCTCCGTGCCGGGTCCGGGCCCAATACTCGCCGGTCGAGATGCCCCGGTAGGTCGGCAGTCCGGCCGACTCGGAGAACACGAACAGAACCTGTCGGTCTCCGTCGTCCCACACGTTACCCGAGATCCCGTCGCGGGGGTGCTTACCGGGCCTGGCGTAGTGCCGGCGACCCTGCGACTCGTAGGCGAACGTCCACCCGTCTGCGACGAGCAGCTCATTCAGGTCGTTTCGCCGCGCGAAGTCGTCCAGGGGGCCGACCGCCCCCGGAACCTCATCGAACGGCGAGGCGGGGGCTGAGAACCTGCTCTGCGGTTTCTCGGGCAGCTTCGGCACCGGCTTGGGAGCGACCATCGCCGTTTGCAGCACCTGCCGCTGCCAATCGGTTAGTTGTTCGCCGGTCACCTGCTCGGCGAGCTCGACCGCCGAGGCGGCGGGTGGGACCAGCTCGCGCAACTGATCGAAGGTGTAGGTGGGCCCTCCGCCCCACTCGACGTAGCAGGGCCTCGGCTGCTCCGGCACCTTCCGGTTCACGGTGCCCGGGATGCGCAGGATGCGGGCGATGTCGCCCGTGCCCATCCCA